CGTATTTAGTGATATAGGTCAATTGCGGTGCATATTTTACTTGCTGGACCATACGCGGTTGTTTTTCAGTGCGTGGCACTTTTCTAACGATTGTCTTTTTAATGCTGTTTAAACGAATATCAATCCAGCGTGGCTCACCATTTGCATTGTTCGGAATATCGATTGGTGCATCAAGATTAGCAACAATATCGCCCTCATCATTTAGCTTTTTCTTGAATGTCTTAATTTCAAGATCACCGTTATTAAGTGTTTGATATTCAACCGCACAAATTTTATTGCCATGAGTATCGGTCGGAATTTCAATCCACCAGCCTTCTTCAGCAAAACCGGATGATCCTTTAACAAGGTAATGACCAATGCCTAATTTCTCAAAAGAGAGGGGTTGCTCAGCAGCTTCATCGTTAGGTTCAATTTTATCTGCAAATAGTTTTACGATCGGTGAAGCAGCTTTAATAAAGCCGTTTGAATCGATTGCTGTATTTCTACTGGTTCTGAAACTTGCCCAGGGCGTGTAAATGTCACTTCCCCACTGCGCCGCTCGAAGGTACATTTGAGCGTCAGCTCCCAAAGAAAGCTGAATATGGTGATCATTCGAACCGCCAGCCGAAAGGTTTAGTATTGATTGAGGCGTACTGCTAGGATAGTCTCCAGCATTAGACATATTTGCTGCTGTTACTTGCCATAAAATTCTATTACTCTGCCCCCTTAGGCTGCTTAAAGGGGAGGCTCCTGCGAGAATCGTACCCCCCAACCCAAAAGCGCCAACCTCCATCACATTCCCAGCAGCAGTACCTACATAACGACTTGCTGCATGGGTGTTATTCGTAAAGTTTTCATTAATTTTTGCGCCGGTCGAACGAAATGTATCACCACCTGCGCCAGTCGGTGCCGTACCTAGATTTACTGTTTGAATTGTCATTTTCTTACTCGCATAAAAAAGCCCCTAAAAAGGGGCTTTAAAGGGGTTTAAATTAAGGGTAAAAAACTTGGGTGAATGTCGTTGAGATTTGCCAAATATCACCACCTAAACAACGGGGTTGATATTCACCTGTTTTAACTCGGACTTCACCGTCTAAAGGTGAATCCCAAAGAAAAGAGTCAGCTCCCTTGTGCTGATCAAAGAATGCTTTGATTTGCATAATTTCGGCTTTTACTGCTGTTCTAGTGTATTGCCATGTACCAGATCGGTTATTGATACCAATTGAAGTATTCTGCTCATAACCGTCACCAAATTTACTTGATAACGTATTAAAGCTCTGCGAACCTGAATTACCCTCTAAATCTTGGCACCAAGTGAATTTACGGTTGCTCATGTAGAAAGTAAGCCTCCTTAAAAAAACCCACTCGGTTAAGTGGGTTTATTTGGGTTTAAGTGGTTAAATTTAGGTATTAGCGTCTCACAAGATTAAACAAGACACCGCCTTGACGGCTTTCTCGTCTAGCCCAAGCATCCATTGCATTATTCAGAGATTCAGCAATTTGCTTTTGCCCTTGTGTATTGACGCTTGCGGATCCATCAGCAAACGTAATCTGTTGACTGATTTGCACATTGCCCTCACTAGACCCGTTTTGACGATTATTTAAATAATTCGTCAAATCTTTGTTTTGCTGAGGGTTTAGTACACGTTCACCACCATCTAAAAGCCATGTACCTTCACGCGGGATATTGTCTATACCGTTATGAGCCATACCTTGGATTGTTTGAGCTGCCATGATACCAACTGAAGCGTAACCTGTTGCCCTAACAACTCCAGCCAAAACACTTCCATAAGCCCCACCTTGTGCCAATGCCTTGGTAGCACCTTCCTCTGTATTCACAATTGCTTGAGCTATTGAAGCAGCCTTAGAGGCAAAGAACATAGTTTTGTAAAGCGCATTTGACTTCCCAACACTTTGCTCTAATAGTGCGGTCATGTCTGAAAAAACCTGCCCCGTCATTCCAGCAATTTGCGAATAAACTTGCATCTTGGTTTCAAAATTCTGTTGATCCAAATCACGCTCTTTTTGTGCGTAATCTGCATCAAGTGCAGCTTTTGCTTTCAAAAACTGTTCACGAGCAGTCAACAATTGAGCGTTACGCTCACTCTCATTTTCAATCAATTTAATGCCAGACACTTCATCGTTATAGGATGTTTGGAGTCCTCCGAAATCCGAAGAATATTGATTTTGCAAATTAAACTTTGAAAACTCTTCAGGATTAAGTCTATTAAATAGGGATTGAGCAGAGTTCTGACCAACTTGAAAGACGCTGTCAGAGGCTTGGTTTAAAGTTTCAAAAATTGCATAATCCTTAGATTTTGCCAACTCTTCGCGAACACGTTTACTTAAACTATAA